AGCTATCTATTTACAACCAACTAGAACTGCTGAATTCATTCAAATTGATTTCAACATCTTACCAACTGGAGCGGCGTTTAACGGATAATTTTAAAAAACAATATTTATTAGAGAATAACATTTAAATAAAAAGAAAATGCCAGAAATATTAGAATTTGACAAGATGTTCTACAAAAATTTTGAACCCAAATTGGGGAATAGATTTATTATGGAAATCAATGGTATCGAATCATACATTATCAAAACCGCATCTAGACCTACTTTCACATCTGAAATAGTTGAATTAGACCATATCAACGTTAAGAGAAAGATAAAAGGAAAATCTACTTGGGATGATATTAATATTACACTTTATGACCCAATTGTTCCGTCAGGAGCACAACAAGTAATGGAGTGGATTAGAAGTTCACATGAATCTTTAACAGGTAGAGATGGATACGCAGCATTCTATAAAAAAGATATTACTTTCTACCTATTAGGACCAGTTGGTGATAAAGTAGAGCAGTGGACTTTGAAAGGAGCATTTATCACTTCAGCAAACTTTGGTGAATTAGATTGGGCTTCAAACGACCCATTATCAATTGAATTAACTTTAACTTATGATTACGCAGTATTAGAGTACTAAAAATAAATAAAGTAATTGAAATAAGAGGGGAGCAGAAATGTTCCCTTTTATTTTTTTAAAAATGTGATATATATTATTAAACAACATCAAGTTATATTATGGAAGAACAATTAGAACAACAAGTTACAAGAGGTTTAGGTGCAACGCCACCTCAACAATTTTCAGATAGAGGGTATCCCTTCCCAACTGAAACAATCTCATTACCATCGAAAGGATTAGTATATCCAGAAACAAACCCACTATCGAAAGGAAGTGTTGTGGTTAAATTAATGACCGCAAAAGAAGAAGATATTTTAACTTCTACAAACCTTATTCGTAAAGGTATTGTATTGGATAAACTTTTAGAAGCAATCATAGTTGATACAACAATCAATATAAATGATTTGGTAATTGGTGATAAGAACGCTATTTTAATTGCATCAAGAGTTTTGGCATTCGGACCAGAATATAATGTAACGGTAAATGACCCACAAGAAGGAGACCCTGTTCAAGTAACGGTTGATATATCTAAATTGAATATCAAAGAAATTGACCCTGAGAAATTAAACAGAAATAATGAATATGATTTTACATTACCTAAAACAGGTGCAAAAATCAAATTCAAAATTCTTACTCATGGAGATGAAATTGCAATTCAAAAAGATATTGAAGCAAGTGAAAAGATTTCAAAACAAGGAAACGATATTCAAGCAAGATACAGAAGATTAATAACCGAAGTAAATGGAGTTAGAGATTTTGGAACTATTAGTAATTTTATTACAAATCAGTTGTTAGCAGCAGATTCCAAAGCATTAAGAAAGCATATAGGTGGATTATCTCCGGATATTGATTTAACGTTTGATTATACATCCCCTTTTACTGGTGAGACGGAGGCACTCAAAGTACCCATAGGGGTAGACTTTTTTTACCCTGCCGATTGAGTATAGCACTTATTTGCATAAAAAAATATTTAGTTTAATATATTCATCACAAGGTGGGTTTACGTGGAACGATGTGTACTACATGCCCACCAAATTAAGAGAATTTTATTGGAATGAATTATTAAGTGCAAAGCAAGCAGAGAGGGATAGTTACGAAAGTGCATTAAACGGAGCAAATTCATCATCACCATCTAGAGCAAAACGAAGGTAAAACAATAATAATTTATATTTATAGTAAAATATAACATATCACTATGTCCAAATTACTAATAGAAGCCAATTTATTTCAAAAACTAATAGATACTTTTTTTAAAGCAAAAGTTGCCGGAAAAGAAGACCAATTTATATCTAAACTAAAACATGCAGATACAGAAGTTGGTAGAGCTTTTGATGATTTAAATCAGACAACCATAAATAATATGGTTAAATTAAAAAAAAGATTAGAAGGTCTTGGGTTAGATTCAAGTGAAATAGATGATTATTTAAAAACATTTGCTGATAAAGTATAATGGCAAAACAAAGAACCGCAGCGGAATTACAAAAACAACTTGATGCTCTTGATGCGCAAATGAAAGCAAATCAAGCGAAAGGGCTTGATATAACCAATTCACAAGCGGAAGCCTATGATAGAATAGAAAAACTATTAAAAAGGCAAATTACTTACCAAAATGAAGCTTTGCATACTTCAAAAGAGATGGATGAAACTCTTGGTAGTATTCAATCGGCTTGGGGTAAAACTAATAAATTATACTCACAGGCAAATCAAAGTCTTACTAATGTAAATAAAAAAACCAATGCTTTACTTAGTATTACGGCAAAAATGGACCAAAGCCAAAAAGCAGTAAAACTTGGTATTGAGGGTGCAGCAGCGGGATATAAAAAAGTAAATGCGGAAGTTTTTAAAAATATTGCAGCATTAGCGGATGGAGAAAAAATTCAAGGTAATATAACAGGAGACCTTGAAGAACAAATTGCGGCACATAAAGAAATAATAAAAAGTGTACATGGACAAGATAAACTTGCTAAAGGCATTCGTGCAACATTAAGAGAAGAAGTTACAGAAATGGAAAAACTTGCCAAAGCAGCTAAAAAAGCAGAAAAAGATATTTCGGCAATTCAAAAAGAGGGTGAAAAGTTTGCATCAACAATGGTAGGTGGGGCTCTTGATAAAACAATGAAAGCCTTTGGTTCAAAAAAAGGTGTAGGTGGTTTAGTAAAACAAGTTGCGGGTGATAGAGGAGCAGGTGGAATGCTTGGTAATGTAATGGGAGGGGTTGCTAAATTCTTAGGACCAATCGGTTTAGCAGTTGGTGGTATTATGGCAGCTGCCGAATTTTTCAATAGTGGTGGTGCAGCAAAGATGGCAATGAGGTTAGCAACTTTAACAGGTGAAGACCCAATGAAAGCATCCGAAGCTGCATTCAAACAATCTCAACAATATAGAGATTTAATGGTTGAACAAAACTATGGTTTACCATTAAAATTAAAACAACAAGCAGAAACGGATTTTCAAGAATATTCAATTTCTGTTGCAGAGGATGCTTCAAAATACAAAGAAAGTTTAATTTCCGACGAGATTGATTATAGAATGAGTCTTGAATCGGATGCTATCCAATTCAGACAACAACAAGCATCTGCAGAATTAGATGCACAACTTTCTAGAAGTAAAACGTTATTCACTACCGGAATGGGTTATATGAAAGGTGCAATTGGTGTTTCTGAAAGAGCATTACAAGCAATAGGTTCATCAACCCAAGCAGTTTTAGATACGGTAAAAGAATACGGTTATACATTAGGTATTGCATTAAAAGACCAAATGGCATTGGGTGCAGCTGCAGCAGGGTTAGCAGTTAGATATGGAACATCTGCAACAGATGTTTTTAAAATGGCGGATACATTCCGTTTAATGAATAAAACTTCTGCTAAAACAGGTGCAAATTTAGTTGCAGGTTTAGAAGATTTGGCAAAAAGTAATGATATGTCTCCCGCACAACTTTATAAAGAGATGGCAGATTCTCAGGCAGATATATTAAAATACTCAAACTATACTACACAAGAATACGCAAGACAAGCAATTCAATTAGGTAATATGAATACATCTATGGCTTCTATGATGAAAGCATCAGATAGTATGGTATTAAACTATAAAGATAGTATAAAAGCAGAAATGAGTTTATCTGCTATGTTAGGTAAAAACGTAAACTTTGCAGAAGTTAGAGCCAAATTGATGTCAGGTGACCAAGCGGGTGGTGCAGCAGCATTAAAAACCGCGTTAGGTGGGCAAGATATAAATGCAATGAATCCGTTTGCTAAACAGGCATTATCACAAGCAACGGGAATGGGTATTCAAGAGTTGATGCAATTAACACAATCAAAAGGTGGTGATGTAAAAGGAACTCTTGAAGAAAGAAATGCACTTAAAACTGGTAAGGCAATTGCACAAGGTGCTTTAACACAAGATATTGCAAATGCGGCAGCTAAATTGGCATTGGACCAAAAGAACAGAGCAGAAATGTTGAAGTTTGAGCAAGCTAAAAGAATGGCAATGTTATTTGTGGAACAGAAGTTTAGATTAACGGCAATAGAAAGAGAGTTTACATACAGAGAACAAAGAGAAAAACTAACTGCAGAACAGGCTATTGCAAGTGCTCAAAATAGTTTGTTAAAAGAAGTTGCAGCTGAACAAGTTATGTCTGCAACAAATGCATATAAAGATTCATTTGGTCCTGGACAATTTGACCAAGCAAAAGTAGATGCATTTAAAGCAGAAACTTCCAAAAATATGGACATATTGCAACAAGCAACGATTGCCGGTAGAATAGATAATTCAGAAATGGTTGATATAGCTATGGCAATTCAAAAAGCAGCTATGAAAGGGCAAATTTTGGATGTAAATCAATTTGCAGGAGTTCAAAAATATATGACAGATTACAAAGCAGCGGTTGATAAACAAGAAATAATTGCCAAAGAGTATGTTAAAAATAAAGGAGTTCTTAGTCCTGCATTTGTAAAAAAATTAGGAATAACAAAAGATGAAATATCACAGGCAGTTAAAAACAGAATAAATGTAAAAGAAACCAAAGAAAATCAAAATTTGGGAATGGGTCAATATACAACTCTTTCAACATTTGAATATTCGTTAAAAAAGGCAATTACTTCTGCGGTAGTTAAAACACAACCGGAAAAACCAGTAGTAGTTGGTCCAGATGGAAAACCAATTACAAGTGTAACTAAACAAAGTGATATTAAATTACCACCAGATGCACCTAAATTATCAGATTCACAAGCACAGGTTAAATTGCAAAAAGAAATGCTTGCAATAGCGGGATTATCTGCACAAATATTAAATAAAATTATGGTAAATACTGCCGAAGGTCAAGATATTACATTAGATGGCAAATCAATAAGAGGTAGTTTATTAAATCAAGCAAGAAAATCTTATGCAGTAGCGGGTGTGTAATAAATTTGAATAACTCATATTTATAGTAAATCAATATATTATAAATGCCTACAATAGCAGACTTATTTAAAAATCAACAAAATGATTTATACGATAATGAAAAAATTCGTATAGAATCTCGTGGTTTGGTAAATCCCCCAAGAGCAGCAGCATTGATTGCATCTTCACCAAACGCAATTGGTGATTTAATTGGTGGACAGTTAGCAGGTATTATAGGTGGTAGTGCAAATAGGCCATCGGACACTATATATCGTAGTGATTCATTTACATCAAAGCCAGTATCAATTACAGGAGCAACTACTGGATTATTACAAAGTTCAATAGAAGCGGGTAAAGATTACTTTGTAAAACAATCACCATCACCTATCCCACCTTTGTTTGGTAAATCTGCACCTGGTGGTTCAACTACTGCAGGAACTATTGCTAATCAAGCAATTAAAGCAGTCAATAAAATTGGTAATAAAAAAGGAGTAAATAATTTAGCACAACAATTAAAAGCAAAAAACGCAATTAGTTATGGTTCTAAATATTCAATAGGTGCAGATGGTAAACCTTTAAAAGAAAAAATAACAAATAGTTCTCATAAAGAAATTAGAAATAAATACGGAAATGAGTATTTGGTAGATGGTTTAGAAAAAAGAGATATAAACGATAATTGGGATAAAGGAAATGCTTTTATTCAAACACAAACAGGTTTTGAAAGTTTAGCAGAATATAATACTGCAATGAAACCATATGTGAATGCAAATCAAGTAATTGTTTTGTTTAAGAAATATGGTAATAAAACATTAGTTCCGTTTGTAGGAGCAGTAACTGGTATTTCAGAAGATATTGCTCCTGAATGGAATGGATTTAAATATATAGGTTCTCCATTTAAAGTATATAGATATGGTGGAGTAGAAAGAAGTTTAAAATTTAACTTAAAATTATACTACTTTACAGAAGTTCAAAAATTTGCAATGATTCAAAAAATAAATTATCTTAAATCTCTAACATTTCCATATGAATCAATATCAGAAATAACATATGGTAAAAGTGTAGGAACTGCTCAATACGCATTTTCACCAAATTTATTTGAAGTATCATTGGGTGATATGTATAAAAATGTATTTGGATATATGGAATCACTTGCATTTAATGTAGAAGATAATACAACTTGGCCTAATTTTGCACCAAATGGGCAAGGTACAGGTGGGCCTATTCTTGGAAATAGTACATCACTATACCCATCTATGATTGAAGCATCTATTAGTATTAAAATTATTGAAAAGCATGCAACTGAAAAAATAAATGGAACAAGCACATATAGATATAATTTTGATGGTAATAATATTGGTAGTATAAAAGAAACAAGAGACCCTAATGTACAAAATGCAAATTATGCAGAACCAAAACCAGATGCAGGACCTGCACCACAATCAACACAAGGAAATGGATACACGGGATTATCCAACGATATGCTTAATCAAATTTACGGAGAGGGGAATTTTTAATGGCAAGTAGATATACATACGCAACTAATTTAACCACAACCGATACTAAAAGAAAGTATTTGGGTAGTGTTATATATCCTAAAATAAAAGCATCTAACGATGATATGTATATTGTTACGGATACCGCTGATAGGTTAGATATACTTGCATCAAAATATTATGGAGACCAAACTCTTTGGTGGATAATTGCAACTGCTAACAATTTAAACGATGCATCTTATTCAATAGAAGAAGGAAAGCAATTAAGGATACCTGGTAATCTTGCCAAGATTCTAAATGATTTTGAAAAAATAAATAAATAAAGTTATGGCATTTCCTTTTTTAGCACCCTTAAAAAAATGGACAACTGATAAATTAGAAGCAAGAGAAGCTAATAAAGATGCTCTACACACACTAATGCCATTCGTTGTATTGAGTTCTGCTGCCGTAGTAACAAACGCAGCAAAATCTGATAAAGAATTAAAAAGTATATATGCAAGTAAAAATTATGGTTCATTTGATTATAAAGGATGTGTTGTAGCAAATTCAACTGATATTCTTAAAAACTATCAACTTGGAAATACTTTGGTTGGGTATGATTTAGATGGCAAACCTATTGAAGTTGAAAGAGAAAAAAATAGAAGAGTTTCAATGCCTATTATAGAATCGGTAGAAATTGATACCGATGGTGGTAATAATACATTAAAAAGTGCTCAGGTCAAAATTAGGGTATTTACATTAAAACAATTAGAAATGTTCGAATTGTTTTTTTTAAGACCAACTATGCGTGTAGTTTTGGAATATGGTTGGAATAGTGGTATTAGAAATAAAGTAAATATACTTACTTATATGTTTGCCAACAAATCACATACAGATTATCTTAAAAAATTTATTGAAATATTTTCACATAAAGATGATTCATATCGTATTGCAAAAGGTAATTATTTAACAACATTAGAAAAAACAGAAGGTGAGTATGATTTTATGGCGGGGGTTGTTACAAATTTCAGCTTTGCACCAGCAGCAGATGGAACTTATGATATTTCATTAGAAATTTCAGCAGGAAATGAACTACAAATGTGGATGCCAGTAAGACAATCAAAAGAATCAAATAAAACTGATACATCTCCAAAAAGTAAAACCTATACACCATATGAAACTTGGGTAAATAAATTGATAGCAGATACAGGTAACGATACACTTAACGATAGATTTCTTAATGAAAAATCAGTTTGGGAAAACGAGTTTTTTAATTGGGGTGCTGTAAACGTAACTCAAAAAGATACTACATTTTCAAAAGAAGCTTATATATCATTCAAACTTATTTTAAAAATAATAAGTGAAATGAAGATTTATAAAGAATCAAAACATTTGATATGGTGGCATCACTATGAAGATGCAGCAAAACAAAAACCAATAATACCAATTTCATCTAATAGTATAATAATGTCATCTACAAGTGATTTTATACTACCTGGTAAATTACCCTATATAGGTATTGATTCTAAAAAGAAAGGTAAAGATGCAATTTTTTTAGATGAAAAAAGAAAACCAGAAGATTGTTCTATTCATAAAAAAGAATTTAATCTATCATATAAAGTTAGTCCAGCACAAATTAGTATATATGATGATAATAGTAAAGAAATAAAAGTGCCAGCTACAACTGGTAATTTATTAAATGTATATTTTAATTACAATACATTTGTATCTGTTTATAATAATGCATATAGTGCAGCGGATATTATAAATTCATTATTAGATACTATAAATGCAAATATGTATGGATTATGTAAATTACAATTACAAACAGAATCAGATATTCCTAATGGTAGTCCTTTAATGATTGTTGATAGAAAACTTGAAGCAATATCTCCAGAAGAAAAAATTGAAAAAATTTTTAGATTTAAAGTAGGTGCATTAAATTCAATTGTAAAAGAATTTTCTTTTAATATGGAATTAAGTACATTAATGCAAGCACAGGCATTATATGCATCTCAATTGGCAATTTCATCTATAACAACTAATACACCATCTGGTTCAGTAGCTCCTGCAAAAGACCCGTATGCTCATGCTGATTTATCTTATGCAAAAAATGCAGATGGGTATTATTCTGTAAATGCGGTTGAAATAGAAATAGTTAAAGATAGTGAAGAGTGGAATAAATTTATTGAAAAAACTGCAAATGTTGTAAAAGAAGCACCAAAACCAAAAGATGGTGAAGAGGAAATAGAAAATGCAGCAGATGTTAGGGGTAAAAATTTTATAAGATTTAAGTTAGACCCGACTAGTAAAACCGATATACCAAAAGCATTTATTTACACAGATGCAAGTTTAATACAAAGTAAAATACCAAAATCAAATGAAAAAACAGATACAACTGCTTTAACTTATTTGGATATTACTTTGGCAATAGATGGTTTAGCAGGTATTAGTTGTGGAGAATATTTTCTTATTGATGGAGTTCCAGAAATATATAATCAAAATGGATACTTTCAGGTAACAAATGTTAAACAAGGTATAGATTCTAATGGATGGAAAACTACAATAGAAGCAGGATATAGGATAAACGCAAAAAAACAAGAAACAAAATAAAATGTATAAGGATTTAATAAAAGATAAAAAAATATACTCTTTGAATATCCCTAAAACAATAGTCCCATCTCCAACAGATGATGATTATTCAAATGGAGTTATTGATAGGTTTTTTACGCAAAAAGTAAATGATTATAATGGGTTTGTGTATGAAATAAATTCAGATACATATAATGATTTAAAATCAAATCCATATTGGGCAATTGAAATTGTTAAATGGAGAATAAAAGGACCATTGGATATGGTGTATAATGATAATGGTATGGTTATAGATAAAGGAGTATTTAACTCAAATACTGCATCTATACGATTAGGTGCGGAAACATTAAAAAATTTAGGATTATATTTACCTAATATTTTACAATTTTATAAATAAATTTTGAAATGTGAATTATTTTTTGTATCTTTGTAGATATGAATATAATTGAGAAAGATGCGGATTTACACTTATTAAATCCAGAGGAGATTTTATTGATAGTTCCTGTGTGGAGTTCTCAAAGGGGACATCAATCAATGTTTCCAATATCATTCGTATATATAAAAACCAAAGATACGGATTTTATTTTAAATTTCCAACACATAGATGCCGAATCCGTTACACCATTCCCATTATCCAAACTCTGCAATCCAAACACATTAGTATTAGGAAACCGATATAT